TTATTTTGTAGTTTTTAGGCACAAAAAAAGGATAGCAATGCTACCCTTTTAATGATGGTTGTATGAAATTAAAATCGAAAAGCGTATTTGTATTGTGCGTGATTTGGCCGATCAAATACACTTCAAAGATAGTTTAATTTACTTAATAAGCAACTGCAAACGCATAAAATTCCTAAATATGTTCTCACTTTCCGTAGATAGGTATAAATCATTAGGAAAGGATTGTGTTCTAGTTACTACGCTTAGACCACTTTCGCTAGGCATCTCAAATTGCTCTGTTAGGTATCTAACCTCCTCTAGTATCTCATCTCCGATAAGCCTACTACCAGGGTTTCCACCTCTAGGATAGATAGTAACGATGTCTATTAGTATCTCTGATTCCCAAAACCATTCGCATTTATTATTCTTATCCACCTCGTTAGATTGAGTAGTTAAGAGAATGTAATAGTTAGGATTATCCACACCACTTACTCTAGTGTCGTAGCATGGTATTGTGTATGTTTGTGTTTCACTAGGAAACTCCACCACTACATCTATATTGTTTAGCAAGTCAAACATTTGCTTTCTTATCCACTTATTCGGTAATATCTTATACTTATCCATTGAACTTATCGGTTAATCTTTTTAATTCGTTTCTAAGGTCTTTAAACAACATCCTACTACCCTTTTGAAAGGCAGGGTATAAGTAAGGTTGTGGTGCTATGTTTACTTGTCTAATNCCACGACCTCTAAAGTCTGCTGCCATGTCAGTCCATCCATCGGGAATACTTACTAATGCACCCGTTCCAAACTCTACAAATGCTGCGTANGGCTCATTGGCTTGTACCTTGTATTTAACTTGGTCTGTTACCTTTGTCTTAGTTATACTTTGTTGTAATTTACCTAAATCTACTGGTGCTAGTGATTTTGCATCTCTTTCTATGTCGGATGCAGTAGCAAAGACAACGTCTAGGGCAACTGCTTGTCCCTCCTTGCCAAATTCCTTTAAGGCTTTTTTCTACTTCCTTAAATCCCTTTATATTTACACTAACTGCCATATCAACAAAGATACAAATAAAAAACCCTACCGTTTAAAGTAGGGTTATTGTTAATTAACTTAGATCCCTTGGAATAATATCAAAGTGTTCTAAAAACATACCATTTAAAAAGTCTTTCATATCTTGAGTTATCAAAGGACTCGTAATAGTATTAAACTCGTAGTATGCTAAAGACACTTGTCCTCGGCTAATTCTATGAGATGTATTTGCTAGAATGTCAAATAAAGCATTACCATCGGCAACACTTAAACCCGATTGCGCTTGTGCAAAAGCAGTGGCAATCTCTTCCGAGAATCTTAACTCTTCTTTCCTAAACTTAGTTCCGTTTGTGCCTCCAAACTCAATAGAGTCTAAATTGGCTGCAAACTCTTCACTACTTAACAAATAAACTTTCTCGCCTTGTGGCTCTACACCCTCTGTTTTTATTAAAGAGTATAATTCTCCATTAATTGTAGCATCCTTTCGGTAAACACCTACGGAGTTCGCCTCCGCAGATGTAATGTTTTTAACTATGTATAAATTTCTCATTTATTTATTTTATATGTTTACAAAATCTTCTGATGTACCTCCTATTAAATTACCTGTTACGTTACCCTTGACACCATCCGTTGTAGGATAAGTCCCTAAACCAAATTGGAAAAAGTCATCTAAATTATCATAATAACTTAAAGATGTCGGGTCTACACCCATAACAAACTCGTTTACCTCTGCACTACATAACAACGCATTATCTCCACTCATTATAAATGAGTTTTCTACACCTCCGTACCAATTCAATACACCATTTCTAAATGCCTCACCTAGTTTTAGGTTTCCGCTTGGGTCTTGATTAGATACGTTTGCGTTTATCGATATGTTTGCACGTCTTGCACCATCTAAGTAGTATTCTATTTTTGTACCCGTACAAATGACAACGATTCTACTATCGGAATTTGGAGCATACCAAGTGTTTGCTTGTCCAACTGAAACACCATCAGCATAACAATACAATCCCCAATTACTACCACCTCTAACAAGTGTAATCTCGTTTTTACCTCTACTAAATAAAATAGTCTTTTGGTAGTCTGTAACTCCCGAAACAGACTTTAATGACATAGATACCGCCCATTTCTTAGTATAATCTAAAACGTCTGTATTTGCGTTGTCAAACTCTATAAAGTTGTCAGTACCATCTAAAAACACATATCTTCCACTTGTTTGAGGGAACGGAGTACCAATATCTCCTGCAACACCTCGAACAATAACCGCACTTTCTGTGCTATTCTCAAGTGTACCACTCACAACTTGTTTAAGTCCTAATACGCTTGGGTAAGGTCTTTCTCCGATTGGAATAAAATCTACTACACTTGGATAAAATGACATATTAGACACATTCCCTTGAGCAAAGTATTCTGATAGTTGGTCTTTACCAAGNACCGCACTCGTACCTTGCATTATCATAAGGTTNTTNATACCNCCNGTCCAATTTGAACCTTTAGAACCTCCATTACCTACTTGTAAGTCTCCACTTGGGTCTTGTAGTGATACATTCGCATTAAGAGAAACATTTGCTCTCTGAACACCATCTAAGTAATACTTAATTCTACTTCCCGTACAAACCACTAATATCTCAGAATTTCCATTAGGTGCATACCAAGTATTTGCTTGACCTACCGATACTCCGTTTGAGTAAACATAGAATCCCCAATTCGTTCCTCCCTTTCTTAGAGTAACCTCGTTATTCCCTCTTTTAAATAATGTAATGTATGTAGCATCGTTTACGGAATCTACTTGACCATCCAACTCTATACCCAAATTCCAAGGCTCTGTATAATCCATTACTTCCGCAGGTACATCAACTAGGTTTAAGTAGTCGTCTAAACCATCTAACTCTAAATATTTAGTATCTGAATAACTCAACACTAATTCCTCTTCAAGAGCAATTCCTTGTAAGGATAAATCTATCATTGTGTCATACCATTGTGTACCATCGTACTCCCAAATAGTAGCCGTGTCTATCCTACCTACATACTCGTATATGTAAGGACTTGACAAGGCATCCATTGAGGACTGGTCTGCTACAAAACCTCTAAAAAACTTACCTTGCCTTACTGCTTGTAGATATAGTTGCAACTCTGATATGTCCTCTAATATCTCTTCTGTATTAGTTTCAATCTTAGTTAACAAGTTAGTTTCTTCTAAGTCATTAATGTACCCTAGGTTTTGGATAGTAAAATTATATTCGTTAGCAACTGCACTACTATCGGTGCTTATTGCAGCAAATAAAACATCTTCTGTAGATTGTTGCAAACCATTAGAGAATGTAGGGTCGTATGCAATCTCAACTCTTTTTAAGTTACTATGTGCGGTAGGCTCTTCACCCCAGTAAACCATAACAGTCTCACCAATCAAGCCATCAAAAGCGGTTGTAGTCTCATAATTAACTCTACTTCGATACCAACTATAATCACTTCCATCGTTTTGCCTCTTAGTGTAAACACTAAAGTGGAATTCTCTCTCTTTATATATCTTTACAACCGCATACATAGAAGTTAGGGTTTCAAGAGTCATTGTGTGATCTGTGTTTTGATTATACACATAATACCAATTTATCTTTTGACCTTGATACTCGTTTTGAAAGTTCCAACCAGACAAGCCATTTGGGTCTGGTAAACCCATTTTACCATCTGCAAAAACATTAGAATCTCTGTTAGATGCTAGTCTTGAGTTGTAACCCGTAAGAATACTCCCCGACCTTGCATAGCCTAAAGAGACAAAACCACTACCGTTAAACATTAATTGAATAGAACCACCTCTACGTAGTTGTCTTTGCCCCGATGTAGTGCTTAATACGTTTAGCCTAAAGTTTGAACTATTAACTATTGTAATAATCCAACCCTCATCCGCAGTTGTTAGTGTAGGCAACACCAAATCCTTATTTGATGTCAATGTATAATCAACAAACGTCCTATTATTTAGAACTGTTATATCATAGGAGTTATCAGCTTGTATATACTCCCAAGGATCGGGTGCAGGTATTCTGTCCCATCCCGTTCCGTTATATTGTATTCTATCATTTATTTCGTAGTCTACTCCGTTATAAGTACCCGTTTCGCTCACAAAGAAGAAATCACCTACAACCTCCTCAGGGTCTAAGTCTGTTAGGTCGGGAGTGTTTGTTGCTGCGTTCCACAAGCCTCTATATCCCTCGTCTTGACTAGGTGCAGGTTGTGATAGTTGTAAATCTATATCTGCTTTTAAATCGGCTGCACTTATTGGTACACTTCCATCAGACTTTACAAAGTTTGTGTAATGTACGTTAGAGAAAACCTTTGATGGTTGCCCTAGCTCGTTTGGTGCATCGGGGTTAAATATAGTTATACCATCACTCTCAACTGTTATACCACAAGAGTATGAATTTAAGCCTAAATTATTAACATCTATTCCCTCAACTTTTACGTTTGTACCCG